TTTTGCGCTTTCAAAAAGTCCGACAATAAACCATCTTGCTTGTCTCGTGTCGCATTTCTTGTTCGTAAATACAACGCATTGGTATTTGCAGCACACGGTTTCTCATCATTCCCATACAAATGAAATTCATTCAGATTTCGATTTGACTCATTTTGTGCCGTTTCTACGAATGCACACGACGCAAAAGTGGAATACGTCGCTGAAAAAACGGCTTCTACGTGGTGCCCTAACAACGTGGCTAACGTCCACATTTGCCGAATCTATTGTGTATCCCCTGCAGCTTTTATTAAGTTCAAGTTTAAAAAATGAAATGCTTGGAAATTACACGTCTTTAATGAAATTGACATGGTCTTCATGTCTGCTCCAATTTTTAGGATCTATTGGGATTTTCATATACCCCTTTGCTGTTTTCGCTGCTTTTAGCCCTGACCCTAAAAACGAAAACAACTTTATAAAGGCGGCTTTCTTTGCTTTCTATCCTTATGTAATTGGAAGTATTTTGTTCATGACGTTTACGCAAGTAACTCATATTAATGAAGTGGTTCAGAATAACCAAAAATGGAAACATTGGACACATCAAATGGTTGACACATCCCTTGATTATTCCCAAGACTCTTTTTTCTGGACTTATGTTTCCGGTGGGTTAAACATGCAGGGCTTGCATCACTGTTTGCCATCTTTAAGCAGTTCGCACTATAAAGAGTTTTATCCCGTCTATCGTAAAGTTTGCAAGAAACACAAGATCAAGATTCATGAAACGGATTCCTTGTATACTGCTCTAAAGCTATATTTATCTCACATGAAAAACTTGAGTTTAAGTTAATGATCCGAAAGAAACAAAAAAGGGAAAGGAGAAAGGAGAAAGAAGAATGAGGTTTTCATGTCTTCCACCGAATCCCGTTTGCGTAGCGGTAGTGGACGTGGACGAAACCTTGATTGAAACGGACGAGCTCTCAAAAGTTTTGGATGATCAAATGAGGGATTCGCTTGAAAATATTAACAAGGCTCTCTTGTCGTCCTTTGTGAATAATGATCTTCTTGATATTTTAGAATCTGGAAAGTTCACCGACATTGTAATCTTATCAAATAATTCAAGCGATTGGTACGTGAATGAAGTTGCCAAAAAAATACGATTGCCATCCGATTGTAAACTTTGGGTTGCATCCGCGAATCACAAGTCGAGGCGGCGGATCGAGTACAGGCTCCCAGACGGCAGGATCGAAAGAAGTTTGGTCAAGGATTTGTCCACGATCCGAGCAATTCTTGGACGGGACGTTGCTCTAGAATCCATCTTGTTTTTTGACGATGCCTGTCACGTCTTGAGCGAACAACTCAAGCAACGCAATTTGAATCGGCAATTTGTGCGTGTTCGCATTCGGCATCCAATTTTTCAAAAGCTACAAAATCCCCCTAACGTGAAGAACGCTATAAATTGGATTGAAGAGTCTATAGTGATTGAAGCATACAAAAATGTATTGGGCTATTCTAATAATCAAGCAAAGTCTGCAGCAAGACGCTTAATGTGTCAAAATGTAAGCAATCATTCACACTCGGATAGAAAAACAGAGTCGTACATTCCATTATCTCGCGTTATTAGAGAATTAACATTTTTGTGCGAAGACTTAGGGTTAGGAGTAGGAAAAGCGTCTTCTTTTTCTTTTCTTAAAAACAAATTGAGCTCAAAGGTTGCATTAGCGTATGAAGGAAAGAATGCGAGGCAATGCGACTTGTATACATCTTCTGTAACATAGATAGTAAAAATAAATAATGATGAGAGAATATTTTTTTTTTGAAATACACACACATTTTAGACTTCACCTCCCCAGTCCCTTAAAATTCGCATTCTATTTCCATTCCAATAATGCAAGAAGATAGTGTCTGCCTCGCAAGATTCGCCCTTTAAAGGAAGATAATTCAATCGCGTATGTTTGAATTGAAGTAGATTTTTTTTATGTTTTGCTGATCTAAAAATATGAATTTCAAAACTTCCTTGCTCGTAACTTTCTCCACCATATGTACCAATCGCTTTCCATTTTTGTGTGGTTCCCAGCTTTGATTTGGACCACAATGAAGGGTCAAAGGAGTTTTTCCAATCTTTTAAAATGTCTAAAGACGACTCTGTGTTTTTAACGATGAACACCCCAGCACAAAATGGGGCGGCCCACAATCGGAAGGGCCAAGCTTCTTTTCTTAAAATTCCGGGATTTGATGAAAATGCCATTGAAAAGTCTTTCATTTCAATGTCAATGCATTTTTGAAATTCAGCTTCATTTACGAGAACAGCGTCGCTGTCTATCCATACTACAATGTTGTATCCATACTTTAAATAATGTTCAACAAGAAAAACTTTTCGCCAGTAAGGAGGAATCGTCTCATCAAACTCGCATTCATTAAGATACATATGATCAAATCCAAGATTGCAAGCTGCAATTTTATTGCGTTCAATTAATTTTGTTGCCCATGTGGGTGAACGATCGTCGTATTGCAATAAAAGACCCTTCATGTTTGTGTTTTTGTCTGTGTTTGTGTTTGCGTTTTATATTTAAGATAGAGATAAATAAAAATCAGAAATGGTTGGATCAATTATAAACCTCATAACTCCAACAAGTTCTCAAAGTCGTAGCAAGAGCAAGAGCAAGAGCAAGAGCCCGAATTCAATTATTGACTTGACAAGTCCTCAAACTTCAAGAAGCAAGAGCCCTCCGAAGCCAAAGAGCAAAAGCAAGAGCCCTCCAAAATTAAAAAGCAAGAGCAAGAGCAAGAGCCCTCCGAAGCTAAAGAGCAAGAGCAAGAGCAAGAGCCCTCCTCCAAAACCAAAAAGCAAGAGCAAGAGCAAGAGCCCTCCTCCAAAACCAAAGAGCAAGAGCAAGAGCCCTCCAAAACCAAAGAGCAAGAGCAAGAGCCCTTCGAAGCCAAAGAGCAAGAGCAAGAGCAAGAGCAAGAGCCCTTTGAAGATAAAGAGCAGGAGCAGAAGCAGAAGCAGAAGCAGAAGCAGAAGCAAGAGTCCCCAAAATATAAAGGAATCTGAAAGGCTTTTAGAATCTATCAAGAAGATCAACAAACAAGATCAATTTTTAGCATTTGCAAAGAAAGAGAATATATCTGTAATTAATGAAAATGGTGATATAGATTTTTTCGATCTTAATGTAGAGGAAATTGTCTTAGTCAATAAAGGGATGAAAGCTATCTTGTTTTCGTCTCTAAAAAAGTTAAATCAAGATGAACTTGCGAATGTCTTGACAATCTTTGAAGCCTTACCAGATTCAGTCATGAAAAAATTGTTAAGTTTTGCATTAAGGCAAAAGTTTGTTACTTTTGACGAAAACAATAAACCAGAGCTTGACATGGAATCTTTAGATTCTTTTCAATTGCACACGTTAGTTACGTACGCAATCAAGGTTTTGGGAAAGGAAATTCGATTTAAGAAAACAGAAGAAGATGCTAAAACGTTCTTGATCCAAGCGACACAAATAATGGAGCGTCGTAAATTGTACACTGGAAAGGAAAAGCCTGATACATTAATGGATGCGGAATTGTTTGAAAGTCTCTTTGCAAACGGAGACAAATATGAAGGAGATGAAATCATGCGCAAAGCAAGCAAAGGAAGATATTTTGTAACGAGGCAAGACATTGGCGAAAAGGAAATTCCATTTTGTTTTGCATTTACTTTGAATAATGGACAAGAAATTGTTCTCGAAGGATTTTTTAATAATTATGGCGGGCTTAATAACAGGGAAAATCAAAAGTACAAGTTTCCGTTGAACAAGAAGGATCAAGAGAATGATTCGTCATTAGGCACGTTTCACAAATTAATTTTAAAACAAGGTCAAGACGAAACTGATGTAACTGACAAGTCTGTTTACGAATTAAAAGCTATAGGATCAGATAAGGGAAAAAATTTGCATAAACCAGATCCAATGAAAATCTTGATTCATTTTCCTCTTGGAAAGCAAATGAAAGGTGACTTACATTTAGTTACCTTATCTTGTAATATATTTGTGGACTTGAATACTGCAAATGTAACATTGTGGAACTTTCGGCCGATTGCTCAATTCCTAATTCCAGAAGTTGTAATAGGCAAAGGACAAGAATGCAAACGAAGCGAAAAAAAATCTGAAAGACAATATAAGTCAGAAAAACAAGTAATCAAGGCCAAAAATGAAAATAAAAATGAAGAGGAGCTTAAGAAACGAAAGCAAGAGCGAAAAAAGAGGAATGAATATCTTCGTGATCTTTGGGACGACAAGGTTGGAAACGTTAATCGTCAGTACACGTCGGAAGAGGAGAAGGACTATGCAAAAATGTTAAAGAAACATGAAGCGAAACAAAAACTTACAAAGAAAGAGCTGGCTGAACACGCATCAAAGAACAAAATCTTTACGGAAAACGAGTTTGCCAATATTAATGAACAATTGTCAGAAAAAAATCAAGATGTACTTGCACGTTTTGCTTATGACAATAACTTAGCTTCAGAAAAAGGCGATTTTTTTAGCACTTGGGATGAAATGTCTCACAAAAATAAGCTTGAATTATCGAAACTGGCATCTGATCTTCTCTTTGATCAAAAACAAGAGGAACAAAATGAAAAGAAGAGAAGGAGAAGGGAAATGGGAAAGGAGGATAAAGAGGAAGAGGAGAAGGAGGAGGAGGAGGAGGATTCGAGTTCTTCGGATTCCGATTACAAATAAATTTCCCCCTTATGTTTCTACCACCCCTGCAGCGTTAACCGCAGCATCCTCCACTATCACTTTAATCGGAGCTTCGACTACAACTGCACGCATATTATCCGAAGAAGACACAGACACAGGAATAAAAGCAGGAGGAGTATGAGAAGCAGGAGGGACAGTAGGGTCACTTGAAGAAGGTGCTGGTACATGGGGTGAAGGCGCTGGTACAGGCTGCGCCTGAGTTTTAGCATTTAAAACCAAATCCGTAGAGTTGGAAATTAGCTGCAGAGCCCACTTCTTCAAAGCGTCCTCCGTGCGAGGTTCGCGTTCGCCATATTGAATGACCTCGCCGCTCGACTTGACGCCAAAAATAGTAGGGAAACCGCGAATATCCGTCCGTGTTTTAAGAATGGGAGCAGCATTTGCTTGCTCAACCTTCAGCCATCGAATTTGGCGAGTCGACTCTGCAGCGGCATTAAAGGCCGGCATCATGATACGACAGTGCTCGCACCAAGTTGCATACATCAACACTACCTTTGTGGTTCCATCTCCAGCTAAGACGGAGGAAGATACTTCGGGAGATGTCACCTCTGCTACAAAGGGGCTTTCTCTCTCGTCGAGTTTCATTGTAAGCGAGTTTGTGTATGAATAATACAGATATGCCAAAAATAAACCGATTGAAATGAAGACAAACAGATTCCAAGGCGTAAAGACGGATGCGGGCTGGTTGTTAGGGACTTGAATCACATGCAAAATTCTATCGTTTGAGTATCCATTTTGAGTCGTTGTCGTCGTGCTCGAACCTAAAGAATCAACAGTCATTTTTCTTTTCTTTTCTCAATAATAATAACTTACTTTTATTACTATATGAAGAAAACAAAACGGAACGAACAAAATAAAATATATGAACGACGAAAAACGGACCATGTCATTAAGTCGAGCTCTTGTAACTAACGTTCCTGGAGACGGAACGTGCCTTTTTCATGCAATTGCATTTCCTTTACAAACCCCTAAGCTTTCTGGAGAAAATTTAAGAAATATTGTAGCAAATGTTATCGAACGCCATCCGCATACTTTGCTTCATGGCGTTTCCATTGAAACTTGGATTCAATGGGAAAGTCATTGTACCGCAATGGTTTACGCAAAAAAACTTCGAAGCGGCATGTGGGGCGGAGCACTTGAAATGACTATCTTGGCGTCTCTTTTAGATGTGGACATGTTTGTATACGTGTTAGATTCAGAATTAAATTTAAAGACGAAGAAGACAAAGACACATACAAGGGAAAACACAAACCCTTCAAAAAATATTCCTTGTTCTCGAGTTACTGACGTGCTTTCGGATCCCGCATTTCTTGTAGAAAATAAAAAAATAAAGCGTCACCCTGATGTAGAAAAACAAAGAATTTGTCTTTTATGGGTTGACAAATGCCATTACATGCACTTACAAAATTTATAGTAAAACGTTGTTTGGTGGATACAATGATATTTAAACAAGTAATACCTTTTCTTTTTCTGCCTTCTTTTCACTGCTCTTTTCCGATGCTGATGCAGCGCGAAGCTTTGCTCCTTCTACTCCCATTTGTAGAGGGTTAACTACTTTGAAATCTTTAGAACCGGACATAGGCAATTTTATGTTTGCGAATTCTTTAATTTTTTCGGACAGGGCACTTGATGCTTGAATCTGAACGGATGTATCTGGACTGGCAGCCGCGCTGTCAGTTTCAGTTTCTCCTGCATTATCCTCATCTTCGTCATCTTGATCATTTCGATCCGATGATTTTAATCCACCAAAATTAATTCCAAACAACTTATGTTGAGGTGCGGAACCAGAACCAGAACCAGAACTGGAACCAACTCGAGGTGTCTTTGTCATTGGAGGGGACACAACTCCGGTTTGATTGACTCGGATGCGGCGAAGACCATTGGTAATGTCGGGTTGCGCCACATCCTTGTAATCTTTTCTGAAATTCTTTTTAAACTTGTCGACTATAAACTCTGGAATCGCAGGGGATGTTTCCGCTAGGCGCTCGACTTGCTCCCTCACAATCTTTAACATGTCTCGTGCTCGGATTCGCTCTATGCGAGGCAACGTCATTTCTACGGCGATGAAGCGATACACCTTATTGAATTGAATATCGGCGATTCTGTGCGCTTCTGTTCTCTTTGCGAATGCGAAATATGAATTTACAGTGTTTAAAATACCGCACAAGATTGAGATTGCTCCGATTCCCAACGACCCCATTTTCATATTGTCGGCAAAGAATGTTGTGGACGACGCAGAAGCAGTTCCCGACAAGGTGCTCAAAATAATTACCGGAATGCTAATCCAATTGCTTCTAGCACCATAGTACGCCTCGCATTGATTGTGCAACCACGCAAGACCCAACGCCTTCTCGCCCTCCTCTGCCAGCAATTTTTCCAAGGCAACGTTCCATGTAATTTCCTGATTTTCATTGCCTTCCATCTTATAATTACTTTTTCTTTTTTGCTTAGTTGGAAACTATTTCACTAAGACTCTGAAGAAAAGGATGGATTTTCTTTCTGCCGTTACAAGGTATGTAAAAAGTGTGGGTACTGCAATTGTCGACTATACACTCTTACAACCTTTAAAACAATTGTATTTTGATGGCCCTACAGTGATGGGCGTGGGATTTTGGGAAAAGCTTCCACAAAAGGACATTTGCTCACGATTAACTGGCGTGTCTGCAACCTTTTGGGACAAGACGGATGCTTCGAAAGAGTGCAAGGATTTGGTTTCGAGAAAATTTGAAACCTTTATTGTCGGTGCATTCACACTTGCATATGTATGGGTCATCTACAAGGTGTTTTCGTATGTCTTGTTTCGAGTGTTTGTCCTTCGACCAATCACGAACGAAATTAAGGACGAGATGCGCAAAGTATTTAGAAATGTGGAAAAGGGGGAATGTGAAAGGGGAAAAGGAAAAGGAAAAGGAAAGAAAGAGGAAGAGGAAGAGGAAGAGGAAGAGGAAGAGGAAGAGGAAAAGAAAGAGGAAGAGAAAGAAAGGAATGGGAAAGGGGAAAAGAAGAATGAGATAAATAGTATATAGTAGCTGAAGATGATGATGATGAATAAAGAAATTTGAACAATAAGATTTTAAGTGAAAATAAGTAAGAAAACACTTATTTCCTTCCTCCCCCTATTCGCACGCATGTGCGTTCAACTTGAGTTTTTTCAAATAAATAAATAAACAATTTAACATATTTAAGACCAGACCAATAAAAAAAAGTGCTTCACTTTCAAGTTGATTTAGTTTAACTTTCCAGACTGTCAATAATCAGCTTTTAGGATGAGCTTTTAACTTGCCCAAAAAGGCCGACAGGATAAAGATGAACTATTTCATTTGAAAGTTTGAATGCACAAGTTATGAGGGCTTTTAATTAATAAAAAAGAGATAAGAAAAAGGTGAGTGTTTGCTTTTAAAAAAACAAACTAATTTATTTAACAGGTTTTGTGAGTACACAAATGTGTGCTCTCGCATCACAAAACATCTCCATCACAGGGAAAGACAATGTCAGAAATTGTATAGACCGTATAAAATCCTAGTCCAATAGTCCAATCATTGATGCTTGATACCGTTAATTATTACCCCCCTCCCCAATAAACACCTCTCCAATTATTTTGTCGGTCATTAGGATCCTAAGCAACTTGTTTGTAAAGCAAATGGTAAAGTGTAGGTTAGAAACTGAGAAATGATGGTTGACCTGATCTTGGTTTTTGTGTAGCTTCTATTTTATGTTGTAAACATGAGTTGGACAGGTAAGAGAGGAAGTTTGTATATGGGAAGGGTTAGATCACTGTGGCAAAGGTCACTGCAAAAAAATGTGAGTCCATTATCGCATCACTTCAAACGAAGAAAAAAAGGTTAGAAATAGTAAATAAGAGCTAAACGAAAAAAACTAACCAAAATCCAGACCGAGCGAGGGAAGGAGGCATACAAATGTATGACCTTCTTCCCTCGCTCGGTCTTTTTTTTTGTTTTTGTTTTTGTGAGTTAGGGCGCGCACTAAGCAGCAAAAAAAGATACAGAGTCAAAAAAAAGGTACAAAAAAAAAGAAGTACCCCAGGAAGGGATCGAACCTTCGATCTCCCGCTTTCAGCGTAAAGAGTTTTTCCAACACCTCTTTACTATTCATATATATATCAAACAAATCTCAACCTAGAAGGCGGACGCGTTATCCACTGCGCTACAGGGGCAAACTTTACTTCACTTTTTTTTATGGTTCAGAACTGTATATATAGACTGATCATAAAAAAATAAAAGTAAGCATAATGGATTCTCTTAAAACGTGGAACTATGGCGCCGCCGGCGCCGCGATAACTAAATTGCTTTTTGGTCTAACAGTTGCATATGCACTTAGGTAAGGCCGAAAATGATATATTCTTTTATTAACTTTTGTAGATATTGATCGCACTATTTATAAAAAAAAAATGTTATCTTTAGCTTCAACGGCTTCATTGGTATCACTGCCCTACGACAGCATAGTGCGCTCCGTAATAGAAAAGTTTGAAGCGCGCGCGGCCTTTGGACTCAAAAAGTATGGAACTAATTTGGATCGAAACGATTTAAGTATTTGCGAATGGATCAATCATGCACAAGAAGAAAATATGGACGCGATTCTGTACCTCGAAAAGTTAAAGCAAGAACTCTCTTCTCTTCCTACTCCAAATCATTTTAGAACTTTGATGAAGGAGAAGGAGGAGGGGGAGAAGGAGAAGGAGGGGGAGAAGAAGAAGGAGGAAAAGGAGGAGCGCGAAAAAAATCAGCAAGGTTGCGCTGATTTTTCTGCTTGCTTTCTTTTTTGTCCTCATTCTGCTTCGGCTTCTGCTTCTGCTTCTGCATCTGGGACAGATTTGACCCCTTCTGCCTCTTTGACGCAGACTCGTGAGGCGTTCTTGAGGTTAAAGAAGCAGCAGGAGTTTCACGAAGGGCTGAGAGGGAAGTAGTTATGCCGGACACGCCCGATAAATCAGATAAAAAAGGAGTAGGAGAGGGAGAAGACAAGAAGCGCTTTAATGAAGATACATTCTTGAGCTTGTTAGACGCGAGGTCGTTTGCGTCCCTAAAAATAGATTTTAGATCTTGAACATTGCAAAATTGTAGCAATTTATACAAGGGGTTGAATAATGATTCAATGTAGTAGGGATAATCGAGTTTACGCCCACTCGTAGAAGCAAAGTCTGGATGCTCCGATCGCTCGTACAGTTTCGCCGCCGTTTCTTTCCCCCCCAATCCATTTGTATCCGACAAGATGACATACGGCATTCTCGCCCCCACAGGTGGCGCGCCCTCGTCGCCACGCTCAAGCATTCTCTTCCATGCCATGACGTGAGGAAGATTAGAGGAAGAGTAGTTTGATTTTAATGACTTGCTCAAAACGAATGCTTGAATTGGAATTTTGCCTTCTGCCATGTCAAGCAGTTGCTGCCGCAAAACCTTCATTGCCGAAACAACCGATCGCTCGTAGAGCAACGAGTGGAGAATAGCGTTTGAAGCGTCACGAACAAGTTGGGATCTGTCTCGGCGCACTGCGTCAATTCCCTTCATGTCAAGCTCCTCTTTGAAGCCACCCTTGCCGTCGCTTGTAAACTTGATCGCGGCGTAGTTCTTCTTTTTCAAAAGGAGATAAGGGAAATACACTTTTTCGTTTGTCAAGCGCACGGCCGAGCATGCCTCCGCCAAATCCTTGCGACCTCGCCATTCTTGAGTTGATGACGAAATGGATGCGGAGAGAGATCCGGCTCCGCCAATTTCCGTAATCTTGCCTTCCCGTAATTCGGCCGTAATTTTGTTTGCAGCTTCTTCCCCAAGCTCATTTGCGCGCTCAACAGTTGTTCCTTTGCCCCAAAGCACCATTACGCTGTCCGTGTCCCCATATATGACCTTGGATCCCGGATATGTTTTCTCTGTAAAGTTTTTTGAAAAGTCGATAAAGAGCCGGCCCTTTAATGTCGTGACAGCCGCAACGGGCTTGCACGGCATCAAGCCGCGTTTCTTGGAGACTCCGCAAAAGCCGTAACACGAATTGCATGCGACCTTTAAGCCGTTTTGGCGTCCATTAAGAACAGCCTTTTCCGCGGGATCCTTGGACTCGTTCATTAATTTTTTAACCGCCTTGCGTGCGTCAATCAAACGCTTTAGTAAAGAAGGTAAAACTCCCGTTACGTGCATCACGAATGTATATTTGCGATCCTGCACTTCGTATTTAAGAAGCTTGCGATTAATAAGAACGTTGTTCTTGATGACGTGAGTTTCAAAAGACACCTTGGACTCTGTTTTTAAAGTAGAGGAAGATGTAGAAGAAGAAGAGGAAGATGTAGAAGAAGAAGAGGGAGTCAAACCCATGGCCAGAACGTCAGCGTCCAAGATTAAGGTGGAAGGGCACAAATTAAAGTATCGAATGATTGAAGGGTACAGGGACTCAAAGTCGAGAGTTGATACGCAGTCCTCGTAAAAACCTGTAACAGGCTCAATGACGGTTGCGCCTTCATAGTCCGGAGCCACTTTCTTGAAAGAATTTGTATTTTCGTCGTCGTCAAGCTCATTGTCAGGCCAGCCGGAATCTCGGAGATTAATAGCATAGTCGTCCTTAACGAAACGGGCAATTAGATTCATGACCTTGACTTGCTGGCCGCTGTTCACCACGTCGTGAAATGACGTGTAGCAAACCCTTGACATTTCAATCCAGGTCGGCATGTAAGACAATTTGGAAATCAAGAGAATCGGAATGTCGCAATCTCGGGCGCAATACTCGGCAATTTCCCAACGCTTTTTCAGATCGCCAGATTTGTAAGCTGCAAACATGTCGGATGCTGACAAATCAATCTTTTCTTGTTTGGCCTGGCCCAGAAATGTTTTGGACGCAAATTTTAACGTGTTTGATTCTGGCTTCTTGTCGTCCTTAATAATTTGCATCAAGTCGATATTAATGCGCCCCGTCATTCCAATGTAAGAATATACATTGTCTCCTCGAGCAGCAGACGACATGCGTTTTTCAACCAAGTCGCATTTTTCAGAAGCAAAACGACTCAAGAAAAACCCACGTTGAACAATTTTTAAAGGCCTCCTTTGCAAAAGCATGGACGAAATGGAGTGCGGAAAGTACTGAAAAATGTTCTCCTTAAATTCTTTTTGCACACTTGACGGCATTTTCTTGACAATTGTAAAAGCATCGTTCCAGTCTCCTGCTTTGCTTGATATTGCTAAAGAAGGAAATTCATCCAAAAGATTCAAGCGAAACAGCTTTGCAGCATATCCCGAAAGACCCGCAGACGATACATATAACACGTCGTCCTCTTCTTCATCTTCCTTCTCTTTCTCATTCTCATTCTCATCCTCATCTTCATCGTCCTTCCCAATCCCGTTATTATTATTATTATTAAAGGAGTACGAAGATGAAAAAGAAGAAGAAGAAGAAGAAGAATAGGAACTTAAGTTTCTTGAGCTGCCTCTCTTGTCTTGCAAAATCTTCTCTTCCTTTATTAAAAGGTTAACAAATGAAATGCCAACATTGTAGTTCATTTTAGAAATCCAGTTTGATACTGCCGCATAACTCGAAGAAGAACGAATTTTGCTAAGCAATTCCGCTGCAGTGTCTAACTTTGATAAACTTAATGGAATTGCAGACTCGAGAGAAGCTGAAAATGGAATTTTTGAGAGCAAAGCAAGTTGAAGTTTCTCCGATCCGCGCTCGCCTTGTGGTAAATAAGACTGCTTGTATTCACCATACAAGAATGGATAGTCGAACCCGAATGTATTCCAGCCTGTTAAGACATCCGGATCGCACGCGATGACAAAGTCCCGAAATCCTTCAAACATTTCTCGACTTGAAGAAAAATGATATAAGCTCATTAAGGATTGTTCTTCTTGTTCCTTGGCATGAACTGCAGGATTGTCTTCAGAAACGCAAAACATGACTCTTTTGATAGAACTCAATGGCGATCCGTAAAACCATAAAGAAATACCAATGTAAATTGTATTGTCGCCCTTCAAAAAATCTGGAAATGATCCGTCGTCAGAATACATTTCTCCGTCAATGGAACCGATGAGCAAAGGCGCAATTCGGTTATCAGTGATTGGAGCCGGGGCAATTGCAGAAACATCGCACTCAATTTCGATTTGGCAGTTTGAGAATCGCGACGCCCAGTTTGACTGTGCAAAGGAGAGTGTCGTGTCTTTCGATTTTCTAAGTAAAACCCAATCAGACAGCGTGATCCCCAAATCATTGCAGAACCTTGAGTTCGGCTTAATTTGTACATCGACCAAGTCAAGAATCAATAAATTCCGCTCGCGATTAAAGTTAAAGGATGAAGGCTTGCACTTGTTCGCAGCCTTGGTGGCCTCTGCAAATGAATCGAACGATATCTTTGCAAAAGAAAATGTCCGAGTCTTGCTTGGATCTGCAGAGTCGGGTTGCCATCCATAAAACTTTTTCCGGTTTTCCAATGTAACAATTACTCTGCCGCTTTTCGGATCCGCAAGATTCTTTTCAAAGTAAGACTTGAGAAGCTTAACTTCGCTCTCGGACAAATTGTCGCGTACTTGGACCCGAATCCAAGGCCTGTAATTTTTTACGGAAATGCATATGCTGTTCCCTTCCAAATTCGATCCAAACAAGACAATTCTTGCCAACAGATTTTCGTTTGAATCTGAATCATCGTCAACCACGTACTCGCTCGAGTCTTCGTATCGAGACGTTTTGGACTCGCCTTCATTAAATTTCATTTGGCCGTTGGCATAATCGGCACAATGTACGTGAAGAAGCATGAATTGAATAGAAACATCTTGAGCTTTCAATGTTGAAATTGAAAGAGCGACAGCAGGGCGAAGGGATTCTCCGAGCTCAATGTAATCTGCCATTTTTTTATGATTCTTTTTGACGACGCATTAGTCTAAAAAAATTAAATGAAATACAAAACAATTAAAAAAATAAATCAATCAAAATCAAAATCAAAAAGCACATGATACATAAAAATGTTTGCTTTATGTCGCAGAATCGGTTATGACGAGGCGTCATCAGAAGTAATTGCAGACATTTACAATGCAGTAAAAAAGACAAACAATGCTTCTTATATGAGGGATCCAGCAACTCCGAAAATAGGTGGGGGAGGATTTGTTTTTTGTGAAGATTTAGAATTGGAAGAAATCAAACGGGAATTAAAAATTCGTAACGAGTCCGGAACTGCATTAGCTTTGGGTTTGAGAAATGTCCAGCACATTCTTAAGAATTACGAAGACTTTGTTATCGCAAACTTTACATATTTTGAGAACAAAAAATATGGGTACTCTGAGCAACATGTAAACAAACTCAAGGTAGAGACAAGATCTAACACTATTATTGAAAAAACGCTAAGTGATTTAAAAGAGGATTTTAGAATTCAACTAACAGAAGATTTAATGATTAATTAAATAAAAAAATAAAAAAAGTAAATATGGCTTTTGCAGTACTCTTGATCGAAAATTATCCAAGATTAAGGCATCTTGCCGAGTCGAAAATGCTTTCGTCTGAAGGCTTGTCAATGCATATGGACGTAATTCAATTCATGGACAAGTCAAGGAATGTTGCGGTAGGGAAGGGCGCCGGAGAACATTTGGCTTCTCACTCTCATAAAGATGCAGATTTAGTAGACCGTTCTGGATATAATGATTTTGTGAAAAACAATGGCCGAAAAGTCCTGTCAAATTTTTTCCCGAGTGTAGTGAAAGTTGGAGGACGAATGTATCCGTCTGTGGAGCACGCGTTTCATGCCGGAAAGGGATACTTGATCAATTCTGCAAACTCAATAAAGGAGGCGGAAAAGTTTGAAGTGGGTGGTGAATATGAAACTATTGAAGGAGCAAAATTGAAAGGAAAGGGCGGAAAACGAGGAGGATTAAAGATGAATGAAAAACAGGTAAAGGATTGGGACAATGAGTCTATTAAGATAATGAAGGAGGCCATTTCATACAAGTATAAAAATGACAGCTTGTTTCATAAAGTTTTAAAAGAAACGGGAAAAGCTTTACTTATTCATGCGATTCGAGGAAAAGTAGAGACGAGAATATCAAAAATCTTGATGGATTTGAGAGACATTAGGAGTAGGAGTAGGAGTAAGAGCAGAAGTAAAAGCAGAAGCAGGAGCAGGAGCCCAAGAAGAAAGTTTCCTCAAGATGCTACCGACAAGGAACTTCAAGAGTATTACGAGTACATGACAAGGTAACAAAATAAAAGAAGGAAATGGAGGATTACGAAATTGCTGTATTTGTATGACGGTGAATCGTGGCTCTTTTTAATTTCTTATCGCTTTCAAACAGTCAATCCAAAACTATTTATCCACGCATTTTCCCCACTCGTGTCACAAAAACGATCAATCAAAGCCTTGCACTTTTCATACGGATACGAATTTACTTCGTGACTTGGCCTTCCCCTGTATTCCGCAAAGGTCATTAAAGTGAAATCGCAGCGCTTCAGTAAATCGACAATAGCAGACATGACGGCCAGTTCGGACGGCATTGCAGTTTTAGGAGCGTCTTGATTATGAAAATAAGTTGAAGGAAAAGGCAAGGAAGAACACGTCGAGCAAGTCGAAGACGATCTTGTAAATGACATCAAAAAATCCTGTTCAAGAACAAACGGTCTTTCCTCAAAGGGAGCAGCACAAATAAATGAAACTGCACATGAAAAAACATCAGCTTCAACTTGAGTAAATGCTACATGCTGGGTCGCATAGCTTAAAAGGATTCGGCATAAATGAGCATCCGACACCATAAGACAATTCCAAACAAAAGAGTCAGGAAAGTTATGAATTGACTTGAGTTTCAAAATACCTTCGACAATTGCAATCTTGGCATTTTTCTCGTCTCGAAGACTTGCATAATACATGGAAATGTCTCCTCGAATAAAGTCGAATTTGACAAAGGAAGAGTCCACGGAATAGTTTGTAGGTCCAGAAGGGGGTAAGAAAGACGGTAAAGAATACATTCGAATATCGTCTAATGAAACAAGTTTATGTGCTTTCGATAAAGGTAAAGAAGGAGGAGAAGAAGAAGGAGAAGTAGAAGTAGAAGTAGGAGTAGGAGCAGAAGGAGAAGAAGGAGGAGGAGGAGGAGGAGGAGGAGGAGGAGAAAGAAGAGCTGAAAGTTTTACAAGATAATCCATTGCTTGAATTTTATGGAAAGCGGTATCAAAAGTATCAAACTCTAGGGTGACACTGTCTTTCATAAGAGGACGTCGATCAGGATCGAGCTGCAAACACGATAGAGCCAAATGATCTAGATCGTCAAGTTTATTTGAGGAATTTAGAAAAGAGCATGGATTTTCGCACCCCTCGTTACATTGATGTTCAAGAAGTAACCTGCGATGAGCAGACATGAAGACATTGCTTAAAGAAGTTTTAGGAGGCACCGACATGTTTCCAAGCGCTCGAATTCCTTCTACCGTATCGAATGCATCAATTTCGCAACAAGAAGGTCGTCCAACTCGGTCCCATATGTTTTGAAGAACTAGAGAATCATTTCCTTCGTCTGCATCAATAGATCCAACATCACAAAATCGCTCTCCAGTCAAAAGTTCGAACACAATAGTTCCAAAAGACCATACGTCTGCCTTGTTTTCGTACGAAGATCGCAAAAAAATTTCAGGTGCTCTAAATGGAGCAGTTGTAACTCCTGGGTCGCGGCTCTTGGTTCGAAATGTCAGCATGCCGTAGTCAATAATGTCAAGTATAAGATTGTCCTCTTTGATTGAAAGGACGATATTCGCAGGCTTTAAGTCACGATGAATACATTGCAGGTTTGTGTGAAGATTTGAAAGTTTCTTTGCTAATTGCTTAACAATTGAAGATACAATTCGTCGAGGAATCAAAGTTTGAGTTTTCGCCGCTCTCGAAATAAGTGCTTGGAGTGTGAAGTCGCCCAAAGGAAGAGCGATTCCAATTCCAAGAACACTTTCTTCTCGAACATTGTCGTCGCAGGTTTTCAGGCCGTATTTATGAAGCGTGCCTGAAGCGAACAAAACAACTCCTAATCTCTTAATTCCACAATTCCTCGAGCTTGACGCCCACAGTTCTCGTAAAATAGACACCATGTTTTCCTCAAAAAACTTGCAGTGAAATTCAAAAGGCATAATTTTCATTGCAACAAAAGCAGAACCAAAGAATTCTCGAGATCTGCATCTATAGACTGTTCCATACGAACCCTTGCCAATCTTGTCAAAAACATCCATTGTCTTCAAATCAAAAAGTAAAAAAAGAAAACTTATTTTGATTTTTGGTAATACATATATAAACTGCAAATAAAAAAAACAAAAGACTTTAAAAAAAAAAGACAAAAAGAAGGAAAATGGGAAGCATCCTTGCTCCTGCTTCAAGTGCTCTTGGAGCACTGGGGGGCGTGGCTGCGGGGCTTTCCCAAATTGTTCAAAGAACGTTGCAATTAGTGGCCGCTCCATTTGCTCTCGTTGGAAATACTGCAGGAGCAGCTGGCTCTGTGCTTGCAGGTGGTGAAGTAGCAAACACAATAATTGAAAACGGCGAGGCATTAGTCCTTGAAGGCGGTGGAGGCGGTGGAGGCGGAGAGCCGGCTGTTGGTGTTTTTGAAGGTATTGAAGGTGGTGGCGTAAGCGAGACTCCGGCTCTTGAAGGTGGTGGCGTAAGCGAGACCCCGGCTCTTGAAGGCGGTGGAGTACTCGTGGGCAGTACTCTTTTTGGTGGCGAGTCGGCTCTTTTGGAAGCTCCTGTCTTTATACCCTTGCCTTTGTCAGGAGGCGCAAGGTCAAGAAAGAGAAGAGCGTCACCTAGAATGAAGCATGGAAGAAAAGGAACTAAAAGTACAATTAGAAGCAGAAGCAGAAGCAGAAGCAGAAGCAGAAGCAGAAGCAGAAGCGGGGGTAAAAAGAAGAGAACACAAAAGAGAAAAGCGAGTCCTCGGCGTCACCGCATGTGAATATTAAGTTGAAAAATCCAGTTATTAATACTCCTAATCCTCTTATACCATAAACAAATCAAACAAATGAGATTTTGTCTTGTATCGACTCACACGGATCAAACCATTGGGTACAGCAAGATCTCAGGCAATCTATTAAAGCACTTGGCTAATAAATCCAAATTAAAACAAGATGAAAAGGTACAGATCTTCCATTTTGGCTTTCAAAGACACGCTTCGCGCGCGAATTTGAAAAAAGTTCCTACTGGAGTAAACAGTTACGATGCTGCAATTAACGAAGATCCAAAAGAGGAGGGATTCGGTTACAATAAATTTAAGGAATATTTGGACATGGTTCGACCGGACGTGGTCATGATTTACAATGATATTTTAACAATTTCAAAATTTCTCGACGCCATGATGACGGATCCTATACAAAAAACTCAAGAACTTTCTTCTAACCCTAACAAATACAATGTAGCTCTCAAACCTAAATTAAAACTATGGCTTTACTTGGATGTAATGTATACGGGGATGCATCCAGTTTTACTTAAGAAAGTCTTTGAGATAACGGATCGCATTTATGTGTTTTCAGAAACTGCAAAAAAGCACATGAAAATGTATGAGGACGCGAACTTGTATGGTAAGTTGCCAGACATTCGTGTTCAAGAACACGCGATTGACGAAGAAGTTTACTTTTGTCCAAAGGAAACAAAGTTTATTAATCGTACTTTGCTTGGAGTTCCAAAAGATGGAATTGTTTTTTTGAACTGTAACCGAAACTCCGGGAGAAAACGTCTGGATACTTCGGTCATGGCCTTTGCAAGGCTTCTTGGCCGATTTAAAGACCACCAGGACAAAGACATGAATTACTTGGTCCCAGATGTCTATTTTGTCTTTGCGACTGGAGGGGTTGAAGGTAAACCCGGAAATCCTTCCTTTTACGACATTCCAAGAATGTATATGGAAGAGTTAAAAAAATTGGGCTTCAACTTGAATGAAGAAATTTGGAAAAAGAAACTTATTCTAATTGACACAAATGTCAATATCATTAACGATGAAGGTATGAATGAACTTTATAATTTATGCGATATCGGGGTGAATACAAGCAATGGGGAAGGATTTGGCTTATGCACGTTTGAGCACATGGTGGCAAACGGCGCTGCTCAAATTGTTACTGATGTTGGTTGCTATTCCGAATACTTGAACGGTCGGGACTCGCCGCTTGGCTTAATCGTAAAGAAATCTGGCCATGGATACTTTGATGTGGGCCAATGTGCCTTTGGATTCGAATACCCCGTGTTCGATGTAAACGACGTTGCGGATGCGTTTGAAAAATGCGTCTTGAATTTGGACGAGTGGAAGAGTAAAGCGAGACTTGTCAAGAACAATTTGAAATCATGGGAGGATGCGACGCAAGGGTTGTGGGAGGATATTTTGAAGGAATCCGAATTATTTTAAACATTCATGGGAGGATGCGACGCAAGGGTTGTGGGAGGATATTTTGAAGGAATCCGAATT